ATCCAGTGCTCAGCGTGGCAAGGGTAGGTGCGTAATGGACGCTGAGCTTCAGGCTCTTGACAACGCCCTTGCCGCAGCAGCCGTACACGGCTGGCAGGTCACCCTGCTCGATCAGATTGACGGCGTGTGGACTGCCCACGCATCCGACAAGATTGACGGCGAGCCACTCGTCATCGGCACTGGCGCAGATCGAACTGCCGCGCTGCTCGCGCTGACTGCCGCGCTGGAGTCACGATGACCCCACGCCAGATTGACCAACTGATCGAGCGCCTGGACTCACACTCCGCCAAGTTGGATCAGGTGCGCTCAGATGTGGACAAACTCAAAGGAGGACTGATCGTCATTGGTGCGCTGCTGTTCAGCGTACTCGTGCCGCTCGTTGCATCGCTGCTCGCTAAGTGAAGCGGCTCGCGTTCCCACTGCTGGGCTTGGTGCTGACCTGCTCTATGGTCGCGCCGATCTTTGCCGTGAGCGTCTGGACATTCAGCACCACCGGCGGAGGCTCGGTTGCGGATGTTGAGGGCGGCTGGACGCTGACTGGTCCGAACGATGGTGGTGGCGGCAATACCGCGACCTACACGGCCATCGCAGAGGAAGCGACCATCTACTCAGCGCTGTGGCTGTACCAGACCACCGACGGCGCGCACTTTGACCGACCCTTCTTTCTCCTCAATGGCGTGCAGACTTGGCTCGCGCCCTTTGACGGCACGCAGTTCCTGCAAGGCAGCATTCAGATCGAGCTGCAAGCAGGCGATGTCTACGGCTGGGGAATGTTCGCCACCGACTCGTGCTGTGGCGCTGGGGTGCTGACCGTGACTGATCCGGCATATGTCGCACCATCGCCCACACCGAGCCAAGAGCCGTCAGTTGAGCCGAGTGTGGAACCGTCACCAGAGCCATCGCCTGAGCCGTCACCATCTCCTGAGCCAAGCATTGAGCCGTCGCCGTCTGTTGAGCCGTCGCCGTCTCCTAGCGTGGAGGTCTCGTATGAGCCATCACCAACGCCGATCCCATCACCGACTCCCACACCCAAGCCGTCGCCCACGGTTGACCCTACGCCAGAACCTAGTGCGAGTGAGTCCGCTACTCCTGATCCCACTCCTGTACCTACTGACTCACCATCCGTAGCGCCGAGCGTGGAGCCAACACCTGAACCGACACCGTCACCAGATAACATTGCAGAGCAAACGGTTGCGGCAGTTGGTGAGGCTGTTGCTGCTGTCGCTGAGACCGTCACGCAGGCGATCGAAGCGATTACCAACCTAGGCAAGGATCTCTCACCTGCCGAGAAAGAGAAGGCTGCTCCGGTTGCGGTCGCTATCGTGATCAGCCAGGTGGCAAGTGCTGCCGTAGCTGCTGCATCAAGCGCTGCTGCTGCGGCGAGAAAGGTGACCAAGTGATCAAGCGCATCATCGTTGATCTCGTCGGTGGAGCCTGGACGATCCTAGGCTTGCTCTTCGCTGTGGTCGTTCTGCCAGAGGGCGACACGCAGTCCACGATGGCCGCACTCTTCGGCGGTCTCACATTGATCTGGCTGCTGACTGGACCACTTCGGTGGATGGAGGAGTAATGAGCGCAGCAGACCACATCGAGCAGATCCACGAGCAAGGCTGGACGCGGATCAATACCGCGCCAGGTGAGTGGGTGGCACTTGTCCTGAACACCGATAACAGCGCCTTCGGCGGCACGCTCTGGAAGCAGGGCGAAGATGGCAACGACTACTCAGAGGGCTGCACTGAGGGATTCCCTGTCAGTGCCGCGCTGGACTTTGACGCAGCCGGTCGAGCAGTTGCCGTGATAATCAAGAAGGAGAACGCCGCGTGAAGTACAAGGTCAAGTCGCAGCTCTACAGCGATGCAGAGGCGCAACTAAAGGGCAGCAAGCAGATCCTAGATGACTGCACTTGGTCATCCTGCGCCGCCGCCGTCTCGTGGGCTTCTGGCTACACGGTCGACTACAGCGCGGCTCAAGGCGTAGAGGCGATGAAGAAGGTGACTGGTCGCAAGGATGTGCAGGGCAAGTCCGATAACGGCGGCTCTCTCGCTGAGGCTGCCAAGGTCATCGCGCACCTAGGTGGCAAGGCTCGATATGCGAAGTCATGGGAGGACGCAGTCGCAGCCGCCAAGAACGGCGCTGCACTCATGGTGTGGGTACAGGCAGGACCAGCGTTCTACCCAGCAGGCGTGAAGGTCAGCGCGTGGCATGACCGATGGTTCAAGTGGTGGAGCAAGCATTCGCCTGCCAAGATCGCCGCTGGCTATGGCCATATGACGAGCGCTGGCTATGACGATGTTGACGGCTGGCAGTGGACCTGTCCGACGCGCGACGAGAAGGTCGCCGCTGAGAAGTACGGCGTGCCGGTCACGGAGGCGCAGTTGCGCCAGATTGCCAACAGCAAGGTCAAGGCGAAGAAGGTCAAGGTCGACTACAAGTGCCTACTCATCGTCACGCACCCAGGCAAGGCTGCTGCGCCAAAGCCGCTGGACAATCCCACGCAAGCAGCCGCGCCAGTTGCCACTACGCCAGTCGTGCCTGTCGCACCTGCTCCAGCACCTGCTCCTAAAATCGCCGTAGAGGCACCTAGGAGCCACGCAGAGCCACGAAAGGTGGCAAAGGGTACTAAGACACCTGACGCTGTACAGGCGCAGTTGGATCAGATCGGCAAGGCTGACTGGGGCGCGCTCGCCGCAGACGGTCTCGCCGTCATCAATGCAGCAGCCGCTGCCACCAGAAAGGAAAAGGGTATGAACCGAATCTTTGCAGGTATCAAGTATGTCGCCGCCAACACGCAGATCGATGAGATCGCGCTGGACTTTGTCCGCACCTTCCTCACGGTCAGCATCTCCGTGGCGCTCGGTCTGGGTATCCCACTCTTGGACATCCAGGGTGGCGACTTCCGCACCATCGTCTCCGCCGGTCTCGCCTCAGGGCTGGGTATCGTCGTGAAGGCCCTAGATCGTGACAATGGGGCATACGGCCTCAAGCGCAACTAACCGTGCCAGTCCGAGTCAAGCGCCCCTACGGCACTTGCTCGGTCTGTGAGCTACAGAGCAGGGTCTGGGAGGTCGAGTCTGAGCAGGTGCTCCTGTGTGGCATCTGCCTACGGCTCCTGATCGCCTTCGCTCTAGAGGACTTGTCGCAGCCGTCCTAGGCGGCTTCCCCTGGGTGGACCCTCCCCACCCAGGGGCTATTCACTCTGCATAAAAAATAGCCGCGCAACACGGTTGACAGCCGCGAACCGTTGACCCTATACTGACCTTGTCAGGAGGAAACCAGCCAGACGGTTGGACTGACATAGGAGGTCAAAATGCAGGGCAACATCGCAATGGCAATCGTCAGCCGCATCGTTCGCGAGAACTATCCGGCAGCAGTCATCACCCTCCTGGGTGAGGGCTTCCGATTCAGCTCATCGAACGGCCAGAACTTCACTGGCAAGGTTCGCGTGACCGCTTACCAGATGAACCCAATCATCTACAAGGTCAAGTGCGTCAACAACAACATCACCTTGAAGGCGGTGCGCTAATGAGCCGCGCACTTGCCAAGGCGCAGGATCGCCTCAACCGACAGAAGGATCACGCCGCAATGATGATTCAGGCAGGACAGCCGCTCGTTGCAGTGCGTGCAGCGAAGCGTCTCGTCTATGTCTTTGAGATGGAGGTCAGCCATCTTTACGCTGGCAAGTCCGCAGCGTCGTTTGACTTCGCCGCCGCTGGCGCTGAAGCGCGAAAGTGGGTGCGCTAATGCGTTCAGCAATCATTGACGGTATTGGGTACGCGATCTTCATCGCGTGCATCTACATCGTGTTAGTAGTAGGAGGGTCACTGTGAAAGTCAATCGTAAGAGCACGCCCAAGATGGTGGTGCGGCCGTACTTCACATCGGAGTACCAGCGCCTAGAGCGCCAAGAGCGGACGCGAGAGCGCGCCAAGTTCACTGTCGCATTGATGGCGGCGTGGATTATCGCGGTGATCCTGTTCGAGCTGGTGATCCGATGAAGAAGTGGAAGTGCACGATCTGCGCGCGGCAGATGGTCACCGAGATCAAGCCGTCGCTCATTGAGCGCCTGTGCACTGACTGCAATGTCAGCCACTGGCAGAAGGTCGTAGACATCTACAGCAACGGCGACAAGGAGCGCCTTGCAGAAGCCAAGCGCAAACTGCGCGCCGCAGAGAAAGCGCTCAACAAGACACGACAGGAGGTCACACAGTGAGCAAGCGTTACGAGTTCGTATCAGCGCCACAGCGCAGCCCAGAGTGGTTCGAGATGCGGAAGGGCGGCATCACTGCCACCGGTATCACCGCCATCAACGGCACATCGCCATACAAGACGGCGTACCGACTCTGGGCAGAGTTGACTGGTCAGGTCGGTGAGCAGCAGGCAGGAGCAGCAGCCCAGCGTGGGCAGTTGTTGGAGCAGGCAGTCGCTGACTACTACACGGCGGAGACTGGCAAGAAGCTGCGAAAGTCGAATGGCATCGTGCGCCTCAAGGAGCATCCTTGGGCGATGGCTTCGCTGGACCGCACCATCATTGGCGACACCGACGGTCTCGTAGAGATCAAGACCTCAACCAGCAGCCGCTGGCAGTTGTACCCAGTGCCACCTGAATATATTGACCAGGTGCAGTGGCAGCTCTTCATCACTGGCGCGTCGTACTGCGATGTTGCCGTGCTGCTCTCTGGCTTGGTGTTCCGCATTGAGCGCGTTGAGGCTGATCCGATCTACCAGACCCTGCTGTTCGATAAGGCCGTGGCGTTCCTGGACTTGGTCAAGACCAAGACTCCACCGCCACTGACCGGCAACGACAGCGACACACTCGCGGAGGTCAAGCCGCAGGTAAGCAACACCTACGCGAAGGCAGATCCGCAGCTCGATCACATCGCGCGTCTCTACATTGAGGCGAAGGCTGAGGCAGAGGCTGCCGATGCTGCACTCAAGGAGATGGCAATCGCCATCAAGGAAGCCATCGGTGACGGTGAAGGCGTGAAGGGTCAGGGCTGGCTTGCCACCTGGAAGACCAACAAGAGCAGCATGAAGGTGGACTGGGAGAGCATCGCGGATGTCCTCCGCACTGTTGCGCCAGACACCTACGGCGAAGCCATCAAGCGCTTCACCTCAGAGAAGCCAGGTGCGCGCGTGTTCCGCGTTCACGGCAAGGACGGTGACGCGTGATTGAGGTTCCGATCACACCTGCGCTGATTATCCGCGCAGAGGAGATGTTCCTAGAGGCGCAGTCCAGCAATGGCTTGCGATTCCGCAAGGAGAAGGCGACAGGCAACACGACTTGGACTGGCGTGCTAGGTCAGGCCGTCTTTGAGCAGGTGCTCCGCGATTGCAAGATGCCCTACCTGCCAGTCAATCGCACGACGCACGACTACGAAGTGTGCGGTCTCAAGGTCGATGTCAAGACGAAGGCATGGAGCCGACCGGCTGGCGACGATGTTGAGGTGAGCGTCTTTGACTACATCCGAGACCACCAAGCGGTGGACTATTACGCATTCGTTCACTTGCAGCTCGCGTTCGGTGAGGATCGCAATGGCGCTCCCAGCGCTACACGGTTCCAGCGCGCGTGGCTGCTCGGAGTGATGGATAAGAGCCAGTATCTCTATCTGGCAACTGAAGTGAAGGAGGGAACCGTATTCGAGAGCGGACATATTGCAAAGGCGAGTTCACTAAATCTGGTAGCCGCAAAGTTGCTACCTGTAGAGACCATTGGAGGACCAGAGAATGAGTAAGCAAATCGCAGCGGCACTGGCCGCACCCTTTACCGGCACAGACCTAAAGCAGCGCCCAGGGCGCGGCGGCATGACCTTCACCTACGCCGATGCGCGAGCAGTAGCTCAGCGCCTTGACGATGTGCTCGGTCTGGCTGGCTGGCAGTTCGAGGTCAAGGTGGCAGACCCTGCCGCCAAGGTCGTACACGGCACCCTGATCGCGGTGATCGATGGCGTGACCACCGTCCGACAGGACTTTGGCTACCCAAACAGCGCTCAGGATGACGAGCCATACAAGTCAGCAGCAAGCGACGCTCTGCGCCGCTGTGCAGCCCAGATCGGTGTGGGGCGGTCTCTTTATGCGTCAGGCACAGGAGCGAGCCTCTCCGTGGCTCCTAGACCCCTCTCCGTTGATTCTGTGAGGGTATCTCAGCCGTCGGTTTCTACGAGTGATCCAGTCATCGCGGCTGCCCTGCTCTTCGCAGAGGGCGAATGCCCAGAGCACCGCACGGCTTGGCAGTTGAAGCCGGCAGGCGTGAGCAAGATGGGTAAGGAGTACAACGCGTTCTACGCGTGCAGCGGCAAGACCGACGGCCAGTTCTGCAAGCGCAAGCCCAGCATCGCCTGGGTCAACGCACAGACCGCGCCAAGCGGTGAGCCTGAGCGCACTGAGACCAGCATTGAGGACTTGCCCTTCTAATCAACGCGGCGAGCGGTGGCTGAATACGCCGCTCGTCGCATCATCTACGGCTGGGAGAGACTGGTGACCTCCACCTCTCCCAGCCACTAACACAGACGGAGGACTACATGGTTTGGTTCAAGTGGGTAGCAAACGCACACCGAGACGCGGAGATCTCGGCGCTGACTGACACGCAGTTCCGCGCGTTCATCACGATCATCGGAGAGGTCAAGCTGCTGCGCTCCGGCGGAGTGTTCAAGAATCGGCAGCACCTCAAGACCGTCATCGGCGCACGCCTGTTTAGGGGTGTTGACGGCCTGTTGAAAAGTGGTCTCCTGACGGAATCTGGAGACGGTGTCATTGCCGTGTCGAACTATTCTCGATATCAAGTCGACCCCACCTCGACCTCTCGTGGACAAAAGTACCGAGATCAAAAGAGGGGTAGGTTGACGGACAGAGAAAGAGAAGGAGAGAGAGAAGAGAATAGAACCCCTATATCCCCTAAACGCTCTGGCTCTGGACGGCTCACGCCGCTAGGCGAGATTCTTGGAGGGAAGCGCTAAATGCGCGTCAGGTCAGAGAAGCCTTCAGCTCGTGCTCTGGCATTGAGGAGGATCAGAGAGAACGAGACTCCTGAAGAGCGAGCACATCGAGTGCTCAAGTACACGCTCTACAACCATCGGATGACGATGGAGCAGTACCTGGCCTTACGGCTGGCACAGGCTGACCGGTGCGGTGCGTGCAAGGAGCCGCTTCGCTTTGGTGAGCCACGAGCAGTGACGGTCGATCACGACCCACGCTGTTGCCAGTACGACGGCCTGGGTGCCAGGAGGACAAAGGGTCAACCGATCTCGTGTGGCAAGTGCGTCAGGGCGCTGCTCTGCGGACCATGCAACCGAGCGGTGGGATTCCTAGAGCGCTATCCACAGCGCTTGCATATGTGGATTGAGTATGTGAGGAGGGTAATGAAGTGAGCGCACACATCGCATTCGTAGGACCACAGGGGTCAGGCAAGAGCACCCTGGCAGAGATGCTGGAGGAGCGTCGCAAGAGCCGGTACATCGTGCTGCCAATCGCGCAGACCATCCGTGAGGTGGCATCGCTCGCCTACGGCGTGGACTTCGACAAGATCAAGCACTACGAGCAGCGCCGCCTTGGCTTGGATGTCAAGACCTCAGGCCGCGAGATCCTGCAAGACATCGGCGCGCAGCTGCGCGAACTGGATGCCTACTTTTGGATCAAGGCGTGGCACGACGCGTTCAACCGTCTGGCACCGCTAGGGCGGCCAATCGCCATTGACGATGTGCGGCTGCCGCTAGAGGCGCACTTCCTCCGGCAGCACATCCCAGGGATCACCATCGTGCGTGTGTTCGCCTCAGCAGCGGCTCGCACCGAGCGCCGTGGGGTGCTCCAAGGGGCAGCCGATGTGACCGAGCACGGCTACCTCCAGACCGAGTATGACTTGCAGATCGACACAACAGACTTGACAGCGGAGAAGTCCTACGCGATCCTCAGGAAGTACATGGTGGATAACGGCAAGTGGTCGGCATCCCCAGAGGAGGAATCATGAGCAACACAGACTTGACGGAACTAGAGACACGAGCAGCGCAGCTCGGCTATCACTACGACGGCCTTGTGCGCGTTGAGCACCCATTCGCTGATCAAGAGAATCAGGTGACCTGGACAATCGTTCTGACCGACACACAAGGCACAGAACTGACCTTTCAAGCGCCGACGATTGAGGGTGCCATTGAGGTCGCCAATGATCGAATGGCGCTGCTGTCTGGACTTGCTGACCTGTGAGCGGCTTCGCCTATCTCGGCATCACGCTCATCGTCATCAACACTGCGCTCTTTCTCGTGGTGTTCGCTAGTCTGCCGATGAGCATCAAGCGCGGCGTAGGTATTGCGCCGTCAATGATCTACCTGCTCACCACGGCAGCGACAGTGGTTTGGATGTGGAGGGCATTGCAGTGGCAGGCGTAAAGACCAAGCGCGCAGGCGCAGCCAAGCCGCCAGTATGGACGGTGACCAACTGCACCGACTGCGGCAAGGTGATTGACTACACCGACCCTAAGCGGCAGGTGTTCCCAGCCCAGCGCGTACTGGTGATCCACGAGAACGGCCGTCGCTTTGAGTGGCGGCATAAGGCGTGCGTCAAATGAGTCAGATCGAGATCCTCACCCCTGAGCTGGATGAGGGCATCAAGTGCGTGCAAGAAGGCGCAGATGCGTGGTGCTATGACCCCAAGATCGGTCGCCAGTTCGCCAAGTTGAGCATCCGGTACTCGGACGCAATAGCGCCAGAGGGCTGGTTCTTCCTCAACGAGCACATCTTCAACCGCGCAACCATCGCGGACTTGATCAAGGCAGGTCACCTAGAACTGCAACAGTCCGTGTTCACGCTGTCCGATGGCGGACACGCACGGCTAGGAAGGCTGGTACAGAAGTGAGCAAGATGAGCGACCTAGACATTGACCAGCAGAACAAAGAGAAGTCCAAGCGCGGCAAGCGCGCGCGCAACAAGGGCAACTCATTCGAGCGCGAGGTCGCCGAGAAGATCGGCGGTGTGCGAGTCGGCCAGTACGGCGGCAAGACCGATGTCATGTCCGACTGGATCGTCATCCAGTGCAAGGTCGGCAACGGCTCCTACTCGGAGCGCTACGACGGCTGGCTCAGGTCGGTCAAGGGCAACAGCAGCCAAATCACCGCACTCGTGGTGGGCGACGCGCCTGGACCAGGCACCAAGCGCCGCACCATGATCGTGCTGGACTTTGAGGACTTCGTGGAGCTGCTCAACCATGACTAGGGAAGATGTGACCCTGCTGCGCGCAGGGTTCGCCAAGACCTTCGCGCCACACCTAGGCGAGAGCCGACGATGGTCTGCGTTCACCTTTATTGCCGACATCCTCATCGCACGATCATTCAGCCAGCCCACACTCATTGTTGAGACCGGCTGCGCTCGGCAGGAGAACAACTGGAATGGCGACGGCCAGAGCACCGTGGTCTGGTCGTGGCTCGCAGGTCAGTTAGACGGCTTTGCCTATTCGGTCGACATCAACCCAGACAATGTCAACACCGCTCGCGCGCTGGCTCCAAGCGCTCGCGTCACCGTGGGCGACTCGGTGGACTTCCTTCGGCACTTTGGCAACGCATCGTCAATCTCGCTGCTCTACTTGGACTCATTCGACTACAAGACTGGCAGCCTAGACGCGGCAGAGCACCACCTGCGTGAGCTGCAAGCCATCTACGACCGACTACCAGCGGACTGCATCATCGCGGTGGATGACTGCATCACACCGACCGAGGGCAAGGGTGCGCTCGTGCGGCAGTGGCTAGAGGAGCGTGGCAACCTTCCTGTCTTGGAAGGGTATGTGACGGTATGGCTGAAGTAGTCTCGCTCCTACTGGGGCTGACTCTCCTGACTGGTTCAGCAGGACCCAGCACCACGCCAGAGACCCCAAGCGGTGTGCCAGTCAGCGGCGTGGCGACCTGGTATGGCAGCACCGCCCCTAAGGGCGAGAAGTACTGCGTGGGTGGCTACAAGCACACCTGTTCGCCGTACAAGTCCAAGGCCGCTGGTGGCAGGGGCGGCGAGCTAGTCATGTACGCAGCGGTGCCACGCTGGCGCTGGGGCGACAAACCGTTTAGACTGCGCGTCTGCCGGAAGGACGATCCGACTCGATGTGTGATTGTGGTCGCACGCGACTCGTGTGGACGATGTAGGAAGGACATAACAAAGCCGTGGACATCTCGCAGCCTAGCAATCGATCTAAGTCCAACCGCGTTCTATCGTCTCGCGCCGCTCGGCAGAGGCGTGTTAGCAGTGACAATCGCGGACTACCCATTGAGCAGCGAGAGTTCCAGCAAGCCTGTGCCGCGTGGGCGCTGAAGCTAGAAGTCAAACTCAACGCGCTGTTCAACCTTATGCCCCAGTTCGGCAAGAGCATTCACTGGGCGCGAGAGCGCTACTACGGCGGCACCTTTGTCACCGATGCAGACCTGTACTGGATCAACGCTCGCGTGAACGATGAGAGCGAGATCGAACACTCCGCCAAGTTGCAGCGCTACGCCGCAGCCGTTGACTTGATGTGCCGTGTCTGCGCTGGCGATGAGGACACTACGCCGTCTTGCTGGGATAAGACCTGCCCACTTCGACCTGTGTCACCGCTCCCACTAAGGGTGACAAAGTGATGCGGTACGATTCCTGTGCGGCTGCGCGCCTTGTGGCGCTGCGGCCTCTCGCCCTGCCGGTGGTGTCCTCCCATCGGCAGGGTCTAACTTGGGGCAGCGTAGACGCTCGCACGACCATCATGGCTATTGCCGGTCAGCGAGGTACGAGTGGTGCAACTCCACTCCTGCTCCACCACTACTGGAGGGCAAATGGGTAAGCAGGACAAGTTCGCCGTCTTGAAGGCGTGGGTCGCAGAGTCACAGACCGTCATGGGTCTTGATCTGTGGGAGATCACCATCGTTGAGGCCGCATCCGATGTTGACTCATGGGCAGACATTGACGCGCACCCACAGCAGCCGACCGCAGACCTGCGCGTCGCATTCGACTTCTGGAAGCAGGAGCCAGAGAAGCAGCGCCTGATCCTGACGCACGAGCTGCTGCACCTAGTGCTCGCACGCTATGCGCGCATCTCCGAGAACCTAGAAGAGTCTCTCGGCAAACTCGCCTGGGCTGTGATTGAGCCCCAACTAGAGGACGGCGAGGAGCGCACCATCGAGCACCTAGCGCGCATCATCGCTCCCTACCTGTCGCTACCGGCATTCCCCAAGGCATGAGGGCGCAGCGACCATGTCTGACCTGTGGAGTCCTGACTACCTACGGCAACCGCTGCAATGTCTGCGGACCACGCAAGGCGACCGAGTGGGCGAAGAATCGCGGACCATCTCCCTATCGCAACGCCGACTGGCGGAGGCTCAGTATCCAGAAGCGCAAAGAGGTGCCGTACTGCGAGCTGTGTGGGCAGCGAGACGGCAACCCCAGCAACCCACTCACCGCAGACCATATCCAGCCGCTGAGTCAGGGAGGCGCGTTGATCGTGCCGACCTATATGCTCCGCACGCTGTGTAGGGTTTGTCACGGCAAGATCACCAAGCATAGTTAGGAGGACACCATGAGCAAGCCGATCATCATTGTCAGCAACACGCCAGTCGCACCGACCGGCTACGGCCAGCAGACCAAGCAACTTGCACACCGCATCAAGGCGGACGGCATCCCTGTCGGAGTCTCTGCGAACTACGGCGCTCCCACCAACATGGAGGTCGAGGGCATCCAGGTATTCGCCGAGGGGCTGATCAAGTACGCCAACGACTCTGGACCAGAGAACATCGCCATGGCTGCCTCACAGGGTGGCTTTGGCATCACGCTGTTCGATGTGTGGGTGGCGATCAACGATGCCTACCACCAACTGCCTGTGGTCTCGTGGGTTCCTATCGACCACGACCCAGTGCCACCGCGCGTGGCTGAGTGGTGCATCAAGGGTGGCAACAAGCTCATCGTGGCGATGAGCAAGCATGGCGAGCAGGCACTCCTGAAGGCAGGCGTGCCGCGCGACCGCTTGGTCTACATCCCTCACGCCATTGATACGAAGGTCTGGACGCACGAGGGGCCGACCTGCCGCGATGTGCTCCGCGTGCCGGAGGACGCACACCTGACCGTAATCACCGCCATGAACAAGGGCAAGCGCAAGTCATTCCCTGAGATGCTGAAGGCATGGGCGCTCTTCGCGCAGCAGCACAAGGATGCCTACCTGTACCTGCACACCGACCGCTGGGGTCACCTAGACGGTATCAACCTGATCCCTGTACTCAAGGCAGTCGGCGCACCAGAGGATCGCATCCGATGGGTAAACAGCAGCCAGATGCGTGCAGGCATTCCAGCCGAGACGCTCGCCAGCATCATGCGCTCCGCCAATGTCCTGCTGCTCGCCTCACGAGGTGAGGGCTTCGGCATCCCTGTGATCGAGGCGCAGGCGTGCGGCACGCCAGTCATCGTGACCGACTGGACTGCACAGCCTGAGTTGGTGAAAGACCACGGCTACATCGCCGAGGGTCAACTGGACTGGGATGAGATGCAGGAGTCATGGTGGAAGATCCCAAGCGTTGAGAGCATCCTTGAGGGGCTGACGCTCAACTACATCGCCACACAGGCTGGCGAGATCGACCGCGCCGCTCTGGCCGCCAAGATGTGCGAGTACGACGCTGACTATGTCTACACGACCAAGTGGCAGCCGCTCTTCGCTGACATCTTCAGCGGCAAGATCAAGCTCGGAGCACCGGCAGAGCAGCCAGCCACGCTGAACCGCGCACAGCGAAGGAAGCAGAAGTGATCGAGCACCTGTGCAAGCCTGGGGATATCCGTGGGCTTGGCAAGCGCCGCGCCTGCTCTCGCGTCCTGTACTGCAACAAGTGCAAGCGTGACCTAGTGCCAGACGCTCCGACCTGTGGCGAGTGCAGCTACTGCCGCCGCACCGCAGAGCGCAAGGAAGGCAAGCCCTACTGGGCTGGCAAGGACTGGACACCCAATGCCGATCTATGAGTTCAAGTGTCCGACCTGCGGCAAGATCGAGGAGCGACTTCAGTCTGGCTTTGAGCCAGTCGTACCACGCTGCGAGTGTGGACCTTGGATGATCTTGCAGCTCACGCCGAGCGCCGTCGTATACAAGGGCAAGGGCTGGGCTAAGCGTGACCGTCAAGGGGAGGGCGGTCGTTATTCTAAATCTTGAGCACGGCTCCGTACCCAGCGCCGAGTTCGTCAATCTCCTGTACGGTGTGGGCTGTACAGACA